CTACGCCGTTTGCCGCTGCCAGGCTGTTGCTATTTAAAGCCATATTTATCTCCTTTTAGGGAATTGGATTCCCGGAAATATCAAATTTTAATCCGGTGCTTTGTACCGAATCTCCGTTAATATCAAAATCGACTACATGGTCGTCGCCGTCAACTCCCGGGTCTCCTGCTGGCAGTTCGTCAATTTTTGCAGTCAGGGTCAGGATACCGGACAGGGTGACGAACTTCTGCATGTCGTCCGGCTGGCCTTTCTGGAAACTTCCGATCCAGCGTGAACCGAGATTTTCGGAATATCCTAAATCACGGTTTCGGCTGTCCATTATCAGGTTCCAGATAGTCGAAACGAAACTATCCAATGCCCTGTCAGCCAATCTGCAAGCATCTTTGAATCCGGTCAGAGCGGCGAGCCTTTCGGCTGGCGTTGCTCCGGCGTCTGTCAATGCTCCGGCGTCTCCCTTGGATGGCTGAGTAACAGTCAATTCCAGTTGGAAACTCATGTCATGGTCAATCGGACCTGATGCCTCTGCACCTGATGACCGTGGAAACTCACCACTTGAATAATACACCGTGACGAACCGCTTATCTATAACAGCGTCCTCGGCTGTTTTTTGATACCCGATTACGGTATAATTTCCGGCAGTAGCTCCCGAGAGAAGAAGATTTTCTATTGCATCACGTATAGCTTCAAACTTCATCTTCTGCCTTCCTCAGGTAACAGATTACATCTTTCAGCGATCCGGTTCGGCGGACCATGTAAATAATATACGGCTCAAGAGCGCCGCCGAATTGTCCCGGAATATTGATGGCCCATTTTACAGTGTCTGTTTCAGTTTTAGGCAATCCGCCGAGCAATGTCTGGTCGATAGAATCATAATGGAGAGTCACGACAGGACGGTCAGAAACAATCTGTATTCCAGACTCTGTGTCAACGCCCTGATGAGCGTACCGGAGCTTAATACAGGTCAGCAGTTCCGCAGGGTTTTCCGCGTCCTGTGTCTGCTTCTCTCCGTTGATTCCGGAAATCAGCTCGACCACGCTGCCCCAGTCGGCTTTATTTATTTTTCTGTCCTCTGCCGCAATATCCATTATGCTCATTTATCCGACTTCTTCTCCTGCTGGCTAGCCTGTTTTTTTAGGCCGAGCTTTTCGGCAACTTTGTCAGGGCACTCGCCCTTGTACTTTTTGTTACCGTCCCAAACTGTGACGCCTTTTGCAAGGGTCATTTGTTGCCACCTTTATCGGGTTTTGCCGGTTTTCCGCCGACCTCTACAACAGTACCTGCAGCAATAGCAGCTTCTGCCGCTTTATCATTCAGAAGCCCACCGGGAAGTATTTCACCAGGCTTATATACTTTCCCGTTCTTCTTATCTTTAATTACGCCAACTTTCACTTTAAGTCCCATTTTTAATACATCTCCTCATTGGGGCCGAAGCCCCGTATTTTTATTATGCTGCGTTGGTGATCCTGTACACGGAGTCGACCTGAGTCATTCCGTAGATAGGCGCAGTCTGGGTCATAATCTTGTAACCTCTGTTTCCGTCCTTAACGGCGGAGCAGATGAACATCCGGGGGTCAAACAGACCGGCGTTTTTGGTGTTCATCGGGAGGCGAGAACCGGCAGCCATTGGATCGATTCCGAAGATATCGCGGTAGACCATGTTGTCGATGCTGTCTTCCGTCAGTTCACCGGGGCCAAAGTATCTGTCGTACCTTGCACGGCTGGACCCTACAACGACTTCGCCCTTAGGCATGTAGTCGGTAGCTACACCGGCGTCAGTTTCGTAGATATCGTAGTAAGTGAACACCTGGAGATCCCAACCGGCGATTTTTACCCATCCCTGATAGGCGAGTCCGGCGTTAACCAGATCGGCGAAAGAGGGGTTCATAGGTTTGCCGTTGTCGAACCCGAGAGACTGATAAGAGAGTCTACGGTTGTCTGCGGCTGTAGCAACATCAGGGTGGTTGATAAACGCATCGAATGCGCTGATTCCCATAATGACGTAATCAGCATTGACTTTTCCGATTGTACGCAACCCGATACAAGCGTCTTTCAGGTCACTCAGGGGTGTACCGAGAGTGGTGTTAGTCCACTGGTTTGTCAGAGTCTCAGTCAGGTTCGAATCACGGGGGTATGTGATCTGTTCGCTTCCGGACTCGTTCACGTTCATAATGCCGGTCCTGTACATCTGAGCGGCAAGGACTTCCTGCTTCCGGATTATCATTCGGAAATGTTCCTGGTGAGCTTTCATAGCCAGCACGCGGGCGCGGTCTGATTTACTCAGAGGGCTGTAAGGTGCTTCTCCTGCGATGGCTTTATTCAGCTGGTTTGCTCTCAGGGTTCCTTCCTGTTCAATCAGTGGGAATACTCTGTCAAAGCGGGAAAATCTCTGCTGGATTGTGCTTTTCTGATCGTCGCCGGAATCTTCTGCTCCGGAACCTCTTACTCTGAGTTTTGCGGTTTTTTCATTTCCGCGGATTACGTCCAGGGTAACGTCCTCGGCGTTGGGGCTGTAAATGGTGCTTCCACCCGCCCGGCTGAACATGGTCTGGAATACAGTACTGTTCCCGATTATATCCCGCTCATCAAAGGCGGGGGCCATTACTCTCTGGTAGGTATCTACTACAATGGGATTTGCCATAATTCTATCCTACTCCTTTATTTACGCGTTTTCGTACTCATCGATATAATCAGATGCTTCCACGTTCAGGCCGATCATTCTGAGCGCCTGTCTGATGGTAACTGCAAAGTTTGTACCGAGAGTGATAAAGTCTTCGAGTGTCAGCGAGTTTTCAAGATTTACCTTGCCCTCGTTGACACGTCCCATGGTGTATACGGTTACGCCGGTAACGTCGCCTGCGGTGGCGTCGATTGCATCCTGTGTGATGAACTTGGGGAACTTGGTTCCATCGGCGGCGGCCACATCGGTGATAGGCAGGAGTTTCCCGGATGCGGTGACCTGTCCCATAACAGTACCGGCAGGAATAACGCCTGTTGCATATTCAGCGACGGTAAAACCGCCTCTCTGGATTCCACCAGCCTTTACAATCTGGCTGGTATCAAGATTTGATCTGCTCTGTGCCATTTATCTTGTCTCCTTTTGATTAAAGATACTGAGCGAGTCTATCCTGAGTCGCCTTGATATCTTCTTCGTTTCTAATAACTCCGTCGGTGGACACCTGAGCTACAGGACCGGCGGGAGTTTCGGGAACTTCCTCTGTTTCTTCCTGAGCTGTTGCCACGGATCCTGATTCCTTCTGCATATCCAGCACTGCGACTGCTCCCTCAAGAGCGGCCACGGCGGATTCGCCTTTCAGAACCTTAATTGCCAGGGCGTCGATCCCTTTATATGCGGCATTGCCGATATAAGGAGCAACAGCTTTTATTCTGGCTTCCATTTCTTTTCCCTTCGCTTCGGCGGCGGATATTTTTTCGTCATACTCCGCTTTTGCTTCGGGGTTTTCCTTGAGTAAGTCTGTAAGATTCATACTCTTTTTTGCCTCCGTAAAATTACTTTTATTTTCACCCGCCGAAACGGGAGTAAGTGCAGTTGATCCTAGCATAGCGACGGCTTTATCTAGCTGGTTTGCCTCTGGAGACTGCTCCAAAACCGATTTCATTCCGTCAACGTTTGTCCTGGCGTATGCAAACGCCTCCTCCTGAGTCTCCGCACCGTCACCGGCAGGGATAACAGAATCAGCGAATCCAATCTTTACTATGTCATTACCGAAAAGATAGGTTTCCTCGTCCATCATCTTCCTGATTTCGTCCATAGGCTTGCCGGTTTTTTTGGCGTACTCTTTTGATAGCACAACGGCTATCGCCTCCAGTCGTTCAGAAAGTTTTTTCATTTCATTCTGATCACCAACAGCCATCGCCCACGGGTTGTGAATCATGTAAACTGCGTTATCCTCAACCGAAAAATTGTCAGCAGCAAGTGGAATATATGAAGACATAGACGCGGCCATGCCAATGACAGTAGCCGATACCTTACCGCCTTTTCTTCGGTAATCCATGATTTCATTGAATATTGCGATTCCCTCATAAACTGCACCACCGGGAGAGGAGATTCTAAGGTCAATTCCTTCTGATCCTGCGGATTTTATTTCGGATCTGATATCTTTTGCCATGACATCAAAACCGATTACTCCGTCAATATTTATTCGGTACATATCGTTATTATACCCTCCTTTGCTTTATCTGGCTATAAGCAAGCCAGATACTATTCCAACCACAAAAGAAACGCCAGCGCTAATAAATGTCGCACGTTTCCATCTTGTCAGTTTCCGGGATATACTTTCGTATTCCTTCAATAATTCCGTCCACTGTTTCAATATCTGTTGATATGCCTGTTCCGATATTTCTGATTTCATAAGTAAGTCGTCGATTTGATTCTGTAAGTCCTTCAATTTCAGATTCAAGCTCAACAATTCTGAAGTTTGCGTTTCTGAGTCCTGCGCTAATCTCTCGATTTCTGATTGCTTCATCGTCAAGGAGGCTTTCAAGCTCAGTAATTCGGTCTCCCATTTTTTCAGCTCTGCGATCGGGACCAATACGTCCTGCGAGAAAACTGCAGAGGATAAGAAAAGCAACAATAGAAATGTAGATAATCTTTTTTTGCACACTTTTAATCCTTTACTTCGATTTTAAAATCCTTGAAAGACACAATAAAAGAGCTTGGAAGTATAAAAAAAACAATTGAAAAACCAAAAGCAATTGAGAACGGAATGTATTCAAAGTCTCCGTTTTTCCACAAAAGAATTGTCATTAGAACTGATGCGGGGAGGCCAATAATCATCCCTATGATGGTGGCCCATTTGCCCTTATCTTCTAATTTCGGTATATTCATTACAATAACCTCATTATTCTTTTATCTTTGATATAATAATCGCCCTGAGCCTCACGTCGACCGAGAGAATCCCATGAATAGTTGCCCTTACCATCTCCCGGGACAAAATGTTTATAGCCTGGTTTCTGTAGACACAGGATTTCTATTTCGTCATTTTTGCATTCATAATCAGCCGACTCAAATCTTGTGTATACCGGGACGCCAAAAAACCCAAATATTTCATTCCATGATTTTACATAGAAATCATCAGCTATGATACCAAGATCCCGCATATCAATGCATTTTTTTTCAACCTCAGAAGGTGAGAAATATTTTCCTGTTATTTGCTCGACATGATGAAAAACGGATGATATAGCACATCCGTATTCTTTAAAAGTGCTTTTTTCCAAAAAAGAAAAATCTTTTATCTCTTGGCAATCCTGTCTAAACATTTATGGACCTCCTGATTTGGCTATCCATGCCATGATTCCGCCGATAATCCCTGAACCGGCTATAATTTCCCAATTAAACCGGCGGCGTGCGGTGTTTTCTTCATGTTCTCGCTGGTGGCCTTCCTTAAACTCTTTTAATGTGACGATTTCTTCTGAGTGACGGTCCACCTTTCCTTTTAGTTCTGATACGTCCTCTTTCATGGGAGCTATAATCGCATCCATTTTATCGCCGAGTCCTTTTATCTGTTCTGCTATCTGTTCAAGTGTCAATTTTATGTACCCCTTTTATTCTGGTGACTCGAACCAGTTGAAATTTATTTCAAGTACAACATCACTCGATTCCTGATTATCGATATCAAGGACTATAATGGCAGGGGCCAATTTTTTAGGATTATCATCGTCTGCTCCGCCGCCTCCCGGATTAAAAATAGCAGACCGAGTGCCTATTATATACTCCCTAACATCGTCACCAGCAACGTCAGAGGAAGTTATCCCGTCTTTAATAACGGTCTCCGAAACGCTTGCAATCGTTGTGTTTCTAAGTGCCGCCGGTATGGCTGCCCCTCCTGTATAAGAGCTGATGGCGTAAGTATCAACAAATACCTGACCCTCGTTTGTACGCATCCTCAGCGGAAGTGTTCTAATCTGTTTTGTAACCGCCGAAAAATCAAATACTACCTTTTTCCCGGCAGTTGGCACCGTTACACGCCTGTGTACCTGAAATGCATACCCTCTTTCTATCGCATCATCGGCGAACGTGGTTGCTACTAGCCCGGCCTTTGATGCCGCAGTTATGTCATAATACGAAACTTTTACTGCATCACTCATTTTCTTTATTCTCCTTTTCTTCCATTTCTGGCTGTTCGGCGGTAACGTCGCCGATCCTTACAGCCTGTAATGCCGGGTTTTCCACTGCCAGTTTTTTCACATTGTCATTAAATGACGTTCCGTTTAGTTTCCGGGCTTCTCTTTCCCTAGTAGTCAGGCCCATGTCAAGATATTTACCGATTGCGTCGGCCTGCTTGGATGGGTCGATGTCCGGTTCAGGTGCGCCGATCCAGTTGACTTGTAACCATGCGGCGCGCAATCTCGGGTCGCTCCATCCGGGGGATTCGAGTCTGCCCGCTGCGATTTCTCCTGATATCCATGCTTCATAAACATGGTTCAGAAGGTCGGTAGCGATTTCCATTCTCCACTGCTCGGCCACCCTCCAAAATAGTTTCAGTGAGGCCCGTGAGGCAGAATAGTTTTCCCCAAACTTCATCTTGAGGACTTCAAGAGGCATTCCGGATGCGGATGACAGATATTCCATGAGGATATCAACGAACGCAGTGTATTCGGTGTTTTTCCTGTCGTATTCGAACGGCTTGAGGTCTTCGCCTTCTTTGAGATTAAAAACATTCACACCGGGCTTGGAAAAATCAATCGTGCTTGACATATCGGTGCATGTCAAGTTGTCCTCGACCGGAATGGACGCGGTCTCTCCATCTTCCGGGGTCTGCACGTTGTCAAAATCATCGAATCCTGCGCCGTTCCCGTCGAATCCCTCAAAAGGATTGCTTGCTGCCTGAGCCTGAGACGGTTTGACGTACATTGATATAGAGGCGTTTATGATTTCTTTCTGGAGCTGTGCGTCTGTCAGGTCTGTGATTTTCTGGACCCATTGGAGCGCTTGGAACAGTTCGGAATATCCTCTTGTCTGGTCGTCGAACTCAGGGCGGAATCCATGCACCATAAATGTTTTCCCTGACTTCGGACCGGTCGCGGGGATACGGACAGACTCATACTTCCCGCCCTTGTTCACCTGCACATGATAGGCGATTTCTTCGCCTTGTGCATTGCGCTCAATTCCATCGGCGCTTGAAAAATCGTATCCGATTGTTGAGGTCAGGCCGTAACCGTTTATCCGGTCTGGTGATACAAGTCCGAGCTGTAGCGGATTCTGTAATCTGGCATCTTTTGAGTAATAGAACCGGGAGAAGTATTCACCGTCCCGTAATTGACCGATAAACGCCAATCTCTGGAGCTGGTAGAAGTTCATTGTGCCTGTGCGGGTAGACTTTTTACTAATGGCCCATCTGTGAAATCCGCGTTCGACCTGTGATTTCCAGTCTGCAATAAACTCGTCTGTCACGCCGAGTGCTTTTGAATCTGGGACAGCTTCGGCCATAAGGCCGCGGTCAATAACGGTATCGGCCTGGCGGGAGATAATCGATTTAAAATGAGGCTGGTCAAGGTATGCGCCACGCGCCCGGCGTCTGGTCTGCCAGTTATTTACATAGTAATTCCAGCCGGAAGTAGCAGAATCGAGAGCATTGTACCAGTGTCCGCCATCGGCACCACCGCCACCGCCAAAACTACCAGCACCACCGAGAGCGTAAAGAGATTTTGAAGCGCGCCGGGCGTTATTGATTGCGGCCCCTGCGATTTTTAGAGCTTCCTGTCTTATTTTTTCAGAACGTCGTTTAAATGGATTAAGTATCACAGCTTCTACGTCTCAGGTTAAGATATACAACACCTCGCCCGTTTAAAGACGCCAGTATCGATTCTTCCTCGGCGTATAGTTTTTCGAGCTGATCTCTGATTTCTTTAAGACTCCGGTATCTAGTTCGCTGTTTTCCGATATCCGTTCCGGTGTGAGTCTCATACTCAAGTACTCCCGCACGGTCTCCGGTGTTCATTTTGTCGAACGCATCCTCAAGGAGGGAAATCTGTTGTCTTGTCCTGCCGAGCCTAATCAGCAATCGTCTCGATGTCGCCATGTGGATATAATAGCATAAAAAAAATCGGTAGACTATAACCCCGAAAGTGTATAAAAGATGGTGGAACAATATTTATTATATCTGATCGGGTATAAAAAGCCAGAACGAGGAATCGAACCACGATACGCTGTTTACAGGACAGCAGTTCTACCATTGAACTATTCTGGCATATTTTGCGGGGCCGGGACTCGAACCCGGGACACTCAGCTTATGAGACTGATGAGCTACCAGCTGCTCTACCCCACAATAAAAAAAATAGCCACAGGGGGAATTGAACCCGCCATTCCCGAGTTGAAAGCCCGGTGAACTAACCACTATTCTATGTGGCCTTATTTAAAAAAGCCCCGCATTGCACGGGGCAGAGGTGATATATTATTTATATCACATAAAAAATATAAAAGCTATAGATTAAAATCTATCAATTGTTTTTCCATCATTATTCATAATGTAAATCGTCTCAGAAGGTACAACAAATCGACTATATATCCCTTTTTCTTTATCAAGAAAAGAAACATGCGTTAAATACATGATGGAATCTTTCTGTATAATTTCTGGATTGAAATAACAATCTACAATTTCAGTTATATCAACAGATATTGACTCATCTGCAGTCATATTCCTTCCATCATGCGGAACACGTGTAAAAAATATTTTTCCAGTTGATTCTTCAATGTAATACAGCGCTTTTGAAAATGGAGTAACTTTTAACTCTTCGAAGTTTTCAAAATATTCCCATGTCGAAATGCCGCCATTCCCCTTGTACCCAATCTTTAAAATCATGTCTTACTCCTTGATATCTTCTGTCTGGTGTTATTTATATCATGATTCGCTGTACCTGTCTATATCACTAACGCCCCGGCGCTTTGCCAAGTCTTCAATAACCCATTTACGATTTATCTCTTCCAGCTTCCCGGCGGCGACTCCCTGTTTTTTCAGGTATACCCGGACCGCCTCTACCCGGTCGTCGATCCAAGAATCGGAAGCGGCCAAATTATAGGCCCGGATGTCAAGCGCCTCATTTCTTGCCCCGGAAGGGTTGGAGAACTCGCCTGTTTCCGGATTCATTTCTTCTGCAGTAAGCATTTTATAGTAATCTGTCACGTCGTCAACGGCTTTCGTTCCGTACTCAATGGGAAAATCACAGAAGAAATTATCCTGTTTTGCGTTTTGTCCGTGTTTGCGTTTTACTTCCAAGCTGCGGTATACCCGGCCCTTGTAGTAGTCGCCCATTACCTCATACACGTACTGGCCGTATGAGATAATGCGTTTTCCATAGTCCCGGATTTTTACCCGGGAGTCTACACCACGGCAGGGGTAAAAGGATCTGGCGTAATTACAGAAGTTGTAGACAACATCCCGGTTATATCCTGAGTCCACGAATGCACGAACGACATTAAACCCGCGTCCGTCTGATGTTCTGTGAAACATACCTTCGTTTTCGATCCAGAAATCACGGATCTGCTGGAATGCTCCGTCATTCGGGTTGTCCACTGAGCCGTAGAACTTTTTATATAGGATGGACCAGGTTTTGTTTCCGAGTCCGTGGCCGACAATTTCCATTTCGATTCTGGCGGCATTTTTCTTACTTCCTTTTTCACCTCGCTGTACGTCGAATGCGGCGGTTAGGAATAGTACGCCGTCAGGGACCTCGCCCATGGAGTAGGAGCGTGTTTCGGATTCCAGGGATTCGGGTTTTGGTTTGTAGCCTTCTTGTTTCCAGGGCCAACCACCGTATAAGTTTATCCATGTTTTAAGAGCTTCTGGATCTCCTTGAGCCTTTAAAAACAAATCTGTGATCTGGGTCCAGTCTATAGCGGCTATAGGAGCATACAAAGAAGATAGGTGATATGATTTTGAATATCCGTTTTTTGGTACAGCAGTAGGGCGCCATTCCCCAAGAGGTAGGAACTGTGCCTTGTGGTAATTATACATTGGCTTATGACAGTTTGGATTTATGCAGGAGTAATATACTGAATCCTGTATTAGGTTTCCTTCTTCGTCTGTTGCGTATTTAATACCTTCCTTTGTTTCTTTACCTCCGAAAACAAGTTCTTGGTAAGTGCCACAATGGACGCAAGGGATAAAAAACTTTCTTTGGTCTCCTTGCTCATACATTTTCCATATTTCTGATTTCTCAAAGCTTGTAGGTGTGCTACAGCAATACAAAGTATACCTATTTCCAAACCCTGCCATTCGGCCTTTTATAAGGTCTATAGTACGTCCCTCGTGACCTGATATTGGCTTGAATGAATCAACCTCGTCGACAAGAACAACTTGCCTAGATATTTGACGGAAATCTTTTGGATTTTCTGCTGACGCAAAGTGAAGAGATCCGCCCGGGAACTCTAGCTCGCTCATTGTTACGCCTTTACGGCGGCTTGTCGTTGACTGGCTTTGTAGCTTATCAGATATTCCAGAAGTTTCTAAAATTGGGTCAAGACGCTCTACCCTTAGCTTTCTAATCATGTCCTGTGAACCAGTTGCGAACATTATGTTTTTAGGGTTTGCGTCCATGTAATAAAGCATCGTATTAAGAGCAACAGCAGTCTTTGTTACCTGAACTGCGGCCATGAGCGCTACTTCCCTGGTTGGCGACTGCGGGGATAGCTCTTCCATTATTTCACGACTATAAGGCGTATACGAATGGTCATACCGCCCAGGTCGCGGAGTACCGGGAGGGAGAATAATCCGCTTTTCGCTATATTCAGCTATATTTATAGTTGGTAGCTCATCGGGGATTGAGTCGATACAATCACAAAAAAAGTCTATTTGGTCTTGTTTCCAATTAAACATACCTGTAGTGGACTCCTTTATAGAAAGCTCCTTTTGATCTGTTTTCCAACGCCCACATAAACTGCATGTTCTTATAGTGAAAGCACTGCCTCTGTTGTTTTGGATCGCTTAGATCAAACGAGCGACATGGTCTAATATGATCTATTTCAATTTCTCCAGCCATATATTTTTCCCAAGTCATTCCTTCGGTCATAGTCTTTTCTAAATGACTTTTAAAATATTCAAGATCGCATCCAAGCAAAGAAAGCGTATTGTCTATTTTCTTAGCTCCATTTAATGCACTTCTAATTCTGGACCTTAGCAGTTTTGCTATCCTGTAATCTGTATCATTGTTATATTTTGCGTATTCATATTCGTTTTTCTTTTTTCTATATGAGTCCTTATTTTTAACAACTTTATCTCGTTTTGACTTACACGATTTACACATGTCACCGAATCCATCTGGCCTGTATTTATCTTTGCTAAAGTTATTTATAGGAAATCTCTCTCCGCACTTTATACACTTTTTTGTCTTTTTTGGCTTAACTCTAAAGCTCTCTATGTTGTCACGGTATTTTTTTGCTGTCTTCTTAGAACAATCAACACAGTCTGGCCTATGGAAATCTTTTTTGCTTAAATCTTTAAAGAATTTATCCATAGAAAGCTCGCGACCACACTTTGTGCATGTTTTTAAGAATAAGTACTCGTTTTCTCCTGTTAGGAATTCCTTTACATACTTATTTTTTTCAGCTTTTCGAGTTATTCTTTCTGTCTTTGTCTTATTGTCGCACTCTTTACATACGCCCCTTACACCATAGCTTCCGTTTTTTGCAGAATAAAACATGTTAAACGGCTTTTCTGTTCCACAAGAGGTGCAGACCTTGCCATATGGATTTCCATTGTGATCATGTGCTATTACAGACGTAGTTCTGATAGGCAGCCCTTTCGAAACTCTTTTAGACCGCCACTCCTGCCTCTTGCATTCTTTACAAACCGCAATTACGCCATATTTTCCAGAAGAGCATTTTGCAAACTCTGATATTTTCTTTAGTTCACCACACTTGTTACACGTCTTCGCTTGCACCCCTGCGGATCTCCTTTGCTCTCTTTCTCATTTCTTTGGAAAATTGTTTCAATTCAGACTTTATAGCCTTGATGGTTCTCATGTCGTCTTCTTCTAGCATCTGCCTAATTTCTATTACTTTTTCATCGTCTGCAATTTCAAACTTTCCAGCTATGATAGCCGCATTCCTTTCACCTCGTTGCAATAAGTCGTTGTTCATTATGGTTCCAATCTTGTAAAACAACGCCTCTACTAAATCTCTTTCGACAAGTTTTCCCTGTTCTGTTTCGGCTTTGAGACGGGAGTTTTCGGCATCCCATTTGAGCTTCTGTATTTTCCAGTCACGCTCTGAAAGCATATCATCCCCGAGGGAAGGATCATGGCTGAATCCGGCGTTCTGTTTAATTATATTGACAGGCTTTGCCCGTTCTGTGACCGGTTTTGTTTCTACCTGTTCGGATTTCGTAATTTCTTTACGTTTGTCTGCCCGTTCTATCAGATAGAGTTTGTTTAAAGAATCGTCGGTGTCAAACTTTCCATCGGCTAACCTGTTAAGCTCACACAATTTAACTTTTTTACTTATCATTTGCATTGACGTTCCGCACAGGTCAGCCAGTTCTCGTCGTGAAACTATCATAAAAGCATTATATCACATGGTTGCGGGCGGTTGCAAGCTAAGACGCAACCTACTCAAAAAAACCAAAAATGCGCACTTTCGCCCTGCGCGTTGAATCAGATC